GTCAACTTCGCCGCCAGCGTTAAAGCATAAGGAGCTGAACACATGGCCTTACCCCGTAAGTTAAAACACCTGAACCTGTTCAACGCAGGCAACAACTGGCAGGGGCTGGTTGAGTCCCTGACGTTGCCAAAGCTGACGCGCAAGTTTGAGAAGTATCGCGGCGGCGGCATGGCCGGTGCCGTGGATATTGACATGGGCCTGGACGATGGCGCGCTGGACACGGAATTTACCGTCGGCGGCACTGAGGCGCTGCTGTTCAAGCAGCTGGGCGCGGAAACCGTAGACGCGGTGCAGCTGCGCTTTACCGGCTCAATCCAGCGTGACGACACCGGCGAGGTGCAGGCGGTGGAGCTGGTCACGCGCGGTCGCTACAAGGAGCTGGATTCCGGCGAGTGGAAAACCGGCGACGCCAACACGACGAAGGTTTCCGCGACCAACAGCTACGCCAAGCTGACCATTAACGGCGAGGTGCTGTTTGAGGTGGATCTGGTCAACATGGTTCACATCGTGGACGGCAAGGACATGATGGAGGCGCACCGCAGCGCGCTGGGCCTGTAATCACGGCGGCAGGCGCTGGCCTGCTGCTTTCATCAATTTTCAGTGGATTAAGAACATGAGCGACATCAAAAACGAAAAAACCGTCACCCTGGACACCCCAATCAAGCGCGGCAAAACCGAAATCACAGAGGTGGTACTGCGCAAGCCGCAGTCCGGTGCGCTGCGCGGCGTGCGCCTGCAGGCGTTAATGGAAATGGACGTCAACGCGGTGATGACCGTGCTGCCGCGCGTGTCAACGCCTGCGCTGACGGCGCAGGAAATCAACGAAATGGACCCCGCCGATCTGGTGGCGCTGTCGGTGGAGGTGGTGTCTTTTTTGTTAACGAGGTCGGCGCTTTCGACTATCCCGCAGAGCTGACCGTAGATGACCTGGTGGCAGACATCGCCACCGTGTTTCACTGGCCGCCGCCGGTCATGTTCGCGGAGTCGCTGGCGGACGTGCTGATGTGGCGGCACAAAGCGATCCTGCGTAACGGAGCCGGTGACGATGAGTGACAGAGACCTGCGCCTGCAGGTGGTACTTAAGGCGGTGGACAAAATCACCCGCCCTTTCCGCAGCGCGCGCGACGGCTCCAGGGAGCTGTCCGCCGCCCTCAAAGCCAGCAAAGACAGCCTGAAAAGCCTGAACGATCAGGCCGGACGCATTGACGGCTTTCGCAAAACGCGCCAGCAGCTTGCCATCACTGAAAAAAATCTGGCCTCGGCCCGACACGAGGCCGCCGCGCTGGCGACACAGTTTGCCGCCACCAACCGCCCCACTGCGCAGCAGTCCCGCTTACTTGAGCAGGCCAAAAACCGTGTTAATGACCTGCAGCAGAGTTACAACGGCCTGCTGCGCTCGGTACAGCAGCAGCGCGGCGCGCTGACCGCCGCCGGTATCGACACCAAACAGCTGAGCGCGGCACAGCGCCGACTGAAAACCGACGCCAGCGCAGCGAGTGACGCCATCGAGCGGCAGCAGCGTGAGCTTAAAATGCTGGGCGAGCGCCAGGCAAAAATGCGCGCCGTGCGTGAGCGCTACGGCAAAACGCTGGAGGCCCGCGACAGGGTGGCCGGAGCAGGGGCGACAGCCACGGCGGCGGGCATGGCAATGGGCGTGCCGTTTGCGGCGGCTATCAAAGCCTCGGCGGATATGGAAGACGCCATGAAGGGCGTGGCAAAGCAGGTCAACGGGCTGCGCGATGACAAAGGCAACCGCACCGCGCAGTTTTACGACATGCAGGCCGCCATCAAGGCCGCCAGTGAGCAACTGCCGATGGAGCACGGCGCGGTTGACTATGCCGCGCTGGTTGAAGGCGGCGCACGCATGGGCGTCACCAACCAGAATGATTCTTACGCCGACCAGAAGCGCGACTTACTGGCCTTTGCCACCACGGCGGCCAAGGCGTCAACGGCGTTTGAGCTGCCCGCCGACCAGCTGGCCGAGGGGCTGGGTAAAATCAGCCAGCTGTACAAGATACCGACCCGCAACATTGAGCAGCTGGGCGATGCGCTGAACTATTTAGACGATAACGCCATGTCCAAGGGCGCGGACATTATCGACGTGCTGCAGCGCATGGGCGGCAACGCTGACCGACTGGACTTTCGCAAGGCGGCGGCGCTGGGTTCCACGTTCCTTTCACTCGGTGCAACCTCTGAGATTGCGGCGAGTTCGGCCAACGCGATGGTGCGCGAGCTGTCGATTGCCACCATGCAGGGCAAGCGCTTTCAGGAAGGCATGACGCTGCTTAAGCTGGACCCCAAAAAGATTGAAAAGCAGATGACCACGGACGCGATGGGGACCATCATCAGCGTACTGGAGAAGGTCAAAAAGCTGCCGGAAAACAAACGTCTGTCTGCCCTGACGATGATATTTGGCAAAGAGTTCGGCAAGGATGCAGCGAAACTTGCCAACAACCTGCCGGAGCTGCGCCGACAGCTGGCGCTGACGCAGGGCGATGCGGCTAAAGGTTCGATGGAGAAAGAGTCTGCCATCAACAAAGATTCCCTGTCCGCACAGTGGCTGTTGTCCAAAACCGGTCTCAATAACGCCATGAGCGGGTTAGGGGATACGCTGCGCCAGCCGCTGATGGACATCATGGGGCTGATTAAAAAGGTCACTAACAGCGCAGCGCAGTGGATAGAGAAAAACAAGGCGCTGGCTGGCGCGCTGGTGAAAGTCGGCGCGGCGGTGTCTGCCATTGTCATCGGTCTGGGAACGTTAGCCATCGGCTTTGCGGCCATTGTCGGGCCGATGGCGGTCATCAGGCTGAGCATGGCGACGCTGGGCTTTAAGGGCGCGGGCGCATTCGGGATGATCGGTAAGGCATTGCGTGTCGTCGGCAGCAGCATTTTATGGCTGGGGCGCCTGATGTTTGCCAACCCGATTCTGGCCGTCATTGGCCTTATCGCTATGGGCGCAGTTTATATCTGGCGTAACTGGGACACCCTCGGACCCATGTTTAAAGCGACATGGCAGCGGGTGACAGATAACACCTCGGCAGCGTGGGAGGCCATCAAAGGCAAAATAGCCGGTGCGTGGACGTGGGTTAAATCCCTGTTCACGGATGGCGCGCTGCAGGGAGTCATCAGCAGAGGCTGGGACGCGATACGCGACGGCATCGCCGGAGCATGGCAAAGCATTAAGGTGGCCGTGTCGCAGAAATGGGATGAACTGGTTAACTCGGCCGGCACGCTGCCGGAGCGGTTTAAAGAAGCGGGCAGCAACATGATAAGCGCACTCCTTGATGGCATAGCGGCCAAATGGGAGGCGCTTAAGGCCAGGTTGTCATCAATGACGGACTTGCTGCCGGGATTCATGAAGCCATCAGCGGATAAGGGCGGCGCGACACCGGTCAACCCGTTAAGCCCGGCATCCCCGACGGGCTTTGCCGGACTCTTTGACAATGGCGGCTACATTCCCGCCGGTCAGTATGGCATCGCGGGCGAGAACGGACCGGAGCTGGTCAACGGTCCGGCGCGCATTACCAGCCGCCGCCGTACTGCCGCACTGGCCGCGTCGGCTGCGCTGGCGCTGGGTATGGCCGCCGCACCTGCCGCCGCGCGCCCGCTGCACCCGATGAGCCTGCCCGCTGGCAGCTATGCGCAGGAAAAGGTCACAAAGCAAAGCGCCATAACTGCCGCGCCTGTGACCATTCATGCACCCATCACCATTCATCAGCAGCCGGGGCAAAGCGCGCAGGACGTGGCGGCAGAAGTCATAAGAATGCTGGATGCAAGAGAGCGCCAGGCGAAAGCCCGCGCGCGGAGTTCCTATCGTGATCAGGGGGGATTTGACGAATGATGATGACGCTGGGGCTGTTCGTTTTCATGCTGGAAACGGTGCCTTATCAGGAGCTGCAGTTACAACGCAGCTGGCGGTTCCCGTCCAACAACCGCGTGGGCTTTCGCCCGTCGCTGCAGTTTGCCGGGCCTGATACCGACACGCTGACGCTTTCCGGCGTGCTGCTGCCGGAGCTGACCGGCGGCAGACTGTCGCTCTATGCGCTGGAGCAGATTGCGGAGCTGGGCCGCGCCTGGCCGCTCATTGAAGGCAGCGGTACCATTTACGGCATGTACGTGATTGAGAGCCTGAGCCAGACCAAAGCCGAGTTTTTCAGTAACGGCGCGTGCAGGCGTATTGAGTTCACGCTCACGCTTAAGCGTGCCGATGAATCGCTGGGCGAAATGTTCGGCAGCCTGAGCGGCCAGCTTGACGCCATGAAAAGCGCGGCGGCAGGGGTGGCAGGTAAATTCACAGCAGCAGCGGGAGGGCTTTTCTGATGATGCAGGCAGAAAGCTGGGTAAAAGGGGCGGCCAGCGCCCCGGCGTTTCGCCTGACGATGGCAGGCGAGGACGTCACGCAGACTATACAAAAGCGGCTCATCAGCCTGACACTGACCGATAACCGGGGCTTTGAGGCTGACCAGCTTGATATTGAGCTGGACGACGCAGACGGCCAGCTGCAGCTGCCGCGCCGGGGCGTCGTGTTAAAGCTGGCGCTGGGCTGGGAGGGGGAGCCGCTTATCATCAAGGGCAGTTACACGGTTGATGAGATTGAGCACAGCGGAACGCCCGACCGGCTGACGCTTCGCGCCCGCAGCGCCGATTTCCGCCAGACGCTGAATACCAAACGCGAAAAGTCGTGGCACAAAACCACGGCAGGCGAAATTGCGAAAGCCATTGCGGAAAAGCACAAACTGGATTTAGCGCTGGGCGCCGACGTCGAGAAAATGGCAATCGACCACATCGACCAGACCAACGAATCCGACGCCAGTTTTCTGATGCGCGTGGCCCGCCAGTGTGGCGCACTGGCCTGCGTCAAAGATGGCAAACTGCTGTTTATCCGGCAGGGGCAGGGCAAAAACGCCAGCGGCAAGGCGCTGCCGGTCATCACCATTCAGCGCCGTGACGGCGACAGTCATCGTTTTACCCTGGCTGACCGCGACGCCTACACCGGCGTGATTGCCAGCTGGCTGCACACGCGCGAGCCAGCGAAAAAGCCGGAAACAAAGGTAAAGCGACGCCGCAAAACATCAGCGAAGAAAAAAGAGCCGGAAGCGAAACAGGGTGATTATCTCGTCGGCACCGACGAAAACGTACTGGTGCTGAGCCGCACCTATGCCAACCGGTCAAACGCAGAGCGGGCAGCAAAAATGCAG